TTAAGGCGCTAAGATACGCACCGTAGTCTCGTGACCCTCCTACACTCACTAGGAGCTCGGGGGGATAGATTCCTCTACGAGTGTTACGACCTACAGGGCAACCCGCCGTTAGCCATGGGTTCACGTACGCCGGTACACAACCGGCCAGAAACGATTGGTTCCCCACTGGAACCCGTCGCTCGCGGTCCAGTGCTTAATCCTCAGAAAGGATAAAGCCCCTGTCCCAGTTCCTTCGGAACTGTTCGAGGTCCGCGAGCCCTCTCATTTCTTCTTCGGACATAAAGCTGGCAGGAACCAGCGATAGTCCGGCCTCTTTTCCACCAAGAGAGGATAACTTGGGCCTACCTGTGCCGACAAAACTCAGGTGAGACCTACAGGGCTGGGCCCTGTAGTGGTAGCTCCGACGTACTTTCCCGCAGGACGGAGAAAATACGTCTCTCTTCGAACCTCCCCAGCGCCCGTGAGTCCACATGACAACACGCAAGGCTTCTGCCTCAACGGGCGTAGGATCCCTTCCGGTGATCCTAATCAACTCCTCAGGGAACACAACCTCATCTGAGGGTTCCGGCAAGGCCGTCCAAGTTCGACGGACCCTGAGGCCCCGCTCTCTTATGTAAGCGGGGTAGGTCTTATGACCAAGTTGGCTGGGGAGAAAACCCCAGCGGCGGCCGATTCGACACCTTTGATAGGCGTCCACGAACCCGGGAGTCACCATGACAGCTTTAGCCATATGGATCATACCGGGGAAATCGGCCACCGCTCCTCCTCTCCGAAGATGGCGCACTTCGCGCCACTTCCCTCCACTCTTTAAGAAAACTGTCGAGTTGAGCTCGGCAACATTTTCGGCACGAATTGTCTTATCAGCGTTGAGTCGGTACCCTTGCGGATAGTCCTGCACACTAATAGCCCGTCCGGCGGAAATGACAGTGTCATCACCATTGACGAGAAAACGTGCCCCCACTTGGTCCCGAGCCGCCCAAGAGGCGGCGCAGTAGGAGTGGATGCAAAGTAGAGGGAAGGAGAGGTAGGCTCCCATCATCTGTCCATGACTGATCTTTTTCACCTTTCCCCCGAGACCAAGGAACGTGGGTCTCAAAGAACTCTTAGCCAACGCTCTAAGAGTACGGGGTATCTTCAGAGAAGTGAAGAACAAGGCGTCCAAGATGGCTTCAGTGACCGTGAGGTCAAGCCCGTCAGTTGCCGCGACCAGATCCACCGAGGTCTGGACGGCGCCGGTTAGGACAGATGTCATCTTCTTATCGGTCGGAGGACCGCAAAGTAACCAATCCTGCTTAGCTAAATGTGAATAAAGTAGCTTATGCAATGGCGCAAGTAGCTCGACAGACTCATCGAAAATGAGCATCGGCCTGGTCTTGCCCGCGGAAAGGATATCTTTGTACCGCCCCGTGAGCACTGGAGGAGTGACCTCCATCTCACTGGTAGTAGCGGTAATAAACTCTGACCTACGTCCCGCCCAAAGGGCGTCAGCGCGGCCCTTGCAGGCGCGCGAGGAGGGATTAGGAACATGATTCCCGACGAAGGAATGGTAGTTCTTGTCCCATCCAGGACGGAAAGAGTCGGTTACAACACGCCGGACGTGTTGGAGATAACCGGAAGATGGGGGAGGGGGTTGAGAGCACGCGCTAGCTTCCCATGCTTTGCGCGTGGAGGGAGTGTGTCTTTTGCAACTTTTCGGCAAGTTGCGCTTAATAGAAGAACAGCCATGGGCAAGGGCCCACCTGTCTCTTCGACACAGCCTCTGTAACGAACAGAGACCGATTTTTTCCTCGCAGTTTATAGTTTTTTTGTTAATTTTCTTTTGTTGGCGAGGAAATACTACAGAGGTCCGCTCCTTACCCTGTAGTAGAAGAAATGAGAGGAAACGAGAGAGTTCCATAGGCGTGCAGTCCGGTAGCTCAGCATACGGTAAACCGTACCTGACCCGAAGCAACTGCATGCCATTGTGGATCGTTTCCTTGGTGAATCGAGAGCTCTGAGAGCACTCGAAACACCGCTTAACCGTTGAACCACTGGTGGAATTATCAACGGG